TAAATCAGGAAGGGGTATCTATTATGTTAAGCAAATCAAACCTTGAAATTGCAAAGATTGTAAGCAAAGGCGAAGGGGTTTTAATTGCTCAGGATCGTACAGTTGCTAATGATGGTCGAAGATTAATCGAGATCACAAGGCCGAAATGCTACCAGGAAGCGGAGTTTCTGGAAATTGACGGTTTCCAGGCAAGTTATATTGATATGGGTGGTGAAACCAGAACGTGCCATCCTGATTTTATTATGACGAAAGAAGACGCACTCGATATCAATAAGAAACTGAAAAAATCCGCTAAACTTCCGATCCTTGAAAATGCGGTTGTATCCCATAACGGCGCGACACATATTGCAACTGCGGAACCATCGTCTTTCAGCACAAGCGTACAAAAAATTAATCCGCTTGAAGGAAAATATCCGAAATACCAGGAAGTCATACCGGATAGCGCAGATACTACGCTCAAAATTGGATTAAATCCAAAATTATTAAGTGAGATATGCAATATAGCGGATAAATTTCAAGACGATTCGTACAAGGCATTAATATTCGAGTTCAGCGGACCGGATAAAACTATTAAGATGACTACCAGGAACCCGGAAACAGATCAGGAATTTACCGCCGTATTAATGCCGATGAATATTGATGATAAATAAAAACAATAACAAAACAAAACAATCTTAATATTTAAACTAAAAAAATCAAGGCCATCTATTAAGACATATTATTATTATTCTATTTTTCTAATAATTTATTCTATTTAAAGAAAGAAGGGAGGTGAATGAATAATGAAATATTATTATGATGTAAAGGGTTATACAACAGAGAAAAACTTTGATGATGCAGAGTGCGAATATTTAACAGAGTGTTGTGTGTTCGGAAATATTAAAGCTGCAAGGTTGTATACCAAAGAACTCATTGAATCTTCTGCATACCTGATTATCAAGATAGAACAGCGTGTAGACCTCAAAGAAGATGAATATGATGGGCAAGATAATTATACTGACTCTGAAATATGGAGGGCAGTAGTTAAAGCAAAGAAAGAATAATTCTAATCTTATAAATAGGAGGATTTATGCTGACATTTAAAAAGAATCAAATAAAAATGACTAACCGAGTTATTATTTATTGTCTGTCATGTCTCCGAGACATTACGGACTCTATTAAAGTAGAGGTACATAAGGAAACATATTGTTCTAAATGTGCCTCAAGGATATATGCTGACATTAAGGAGGATAACTAATGGGTAGATACTACACAGGAGACATTAACGGCAAGTTCTGGTTTGCAGTTCAATCAAGTGATGATGCCAACTTCTTTGGAGTACATGGAGAGCAGAACGGAAACTTGGAGTATTGTTATGACGAGGAACACCTGAAAGAAGTACGAGTGTCAGTTCAAAAATGCAAGGACACATTAGGCGAGGATAAGGAAAAGATAGACAATTTCTTTAAGGGTAAGGATGGTTACAACGAGGAAATGATAATGTCGGCTCTGTGTTGGAGCAAGCATAGAGTAGTTAGTCAATTAGTTTGGTATGCTCGTTTAGAACTTGGCGAGAAGATACTTAAATGTTTATTAGAGAAAGGGGAGTGTTGTTTTGAGGCTGAATTAGGATAATCTTTTAAAGGAGGGTATAATGTGTTTGAAATGTGGAATGTTAATAAATTGTAAATTTAAGGGAAAACCTGAGAGGAGGACACTAAAGACAGTTTTAGAAAATAAGATTGAAGAGTATCTCGGAGACTATGAGGGCGAAAGTCTCCATGTGTCTGAGGGTTTCCAATTAGATGTTGTTCCAGAATTAACTCAAGTGGTGTTTAAGTTATTAGGGATTGACGAACACCAACAGGGTGACATCATCTAATAAGGCTCAACCTGGAGGCAACAAATTAAAGGCTCGGTTTCTTCTTAATTGAGGGAATCGGGCTTTTTTAATGGATTCAGATAAAAACGGCTTCACCACAGCCTCGCCACGCCACGCAAACATATCCGAGCATACTAAACCACCCACCTTTTACAACAATTATAAAAGAATATAAAATAAACTTGACATCAATAAAAAATAAATGTAATTAAAGACTTAATCCCACCTAAAAGTGGGTGGGGGTGGGTTGAGGTAATCAATACTTAGAACAAATAAGAACTAAACTAAAACGGAACCGGAAGAATACAAATGCAGCCGAAAGAATAAGCAAACGAACATAAACAGACACAATAAAAAAAGAAACAAAGAGGAATATAAAAGAGGAATATTAATAGGTAAAATTAGAAACACAATAACAACATACACACATGAAAAAAATAAAATACACAGACGCTATAGCACAAAAAATCTTGAATCTCTTATCATCCGGAAAGACTTTAGTTGATATTCAATCCAAAGGTCTGCCGTCAAGGTGGACTATTTATCAATGGTTTGTAGACAATCCAGAGTTTGAGAAAAGGTTTAGACTTGCTCAGTCTTGCAGTACGGACATAAGGATTGAGGATGTATTAAAGAGGATAGAAACCTGCACAGACACCAAGCAAGCCAAATTGCTTGACGTTTTATTTAAGTCTACCTCATGGTATGTTAGTAAGATTAATAGGGCAGTATATGGGGATAAGATAGACGTAAGCCACACTCACACACTAGACGTATCCAAGCCGATACAACTTGCATTACAGAGGCTCTCAGCACTCAGGCTAGAGCCACCACAAGAGCGTGTTATCGAGGTAAATCATACTACTATAACATAAGCACTCTTATCAGATGCAATAGAACATAATCACTTCCAGTTCAATTCAGTTCATGCCTATCCAGTTGTAATCAATCAACAATCATTTCATATTAGAAATATCAATCCAAAATGGATCCAATTATAACCAGGGGGGGGTGGGGGAGAACTTTGGGACTCCTCTCCCCCCCCACGTCCTCACTCCAACCAACTTTTTATTTTTTTTATATATATTTATGTTCGCTTTTTTACTTGCAATATATAATATTTTATGTTACGGTGCGAATTATGCAGATATATACAGGTACAGCGTTTGGTAAGAAGTTTGAAAAGGTGAAGGAATATGAATTAGGTATAATGATAAGTACGTTTGATTTAAAGTCATTTCCTCCTGAGAAGTATTTTGGTAAGGTCCCCTGTGCATTGGATAATGGAGTATTTAATTGTTATAGGAAGGGTTATCCATTTCAGGCAGATTTATTTTTGAAGAATATTGCACATTGTTACAGGATGGGGATTAAATTAGATTTCATAGTATGTCCGGATATTATGTGTGGAGGCATGAAGTCGCTTGAGTATTCTCTTATGTGGGCGAGGGGAGAGCTTATAACGGCACCTAATTTAGCTTTAGTTGTCCAAGACGGCATGAGGGTAAGGGATATAGAGAGGGATCTTGAGGATAATTTCACACATATATTTGTCGGTGGTTCGGTTGAATGGAAGTGGAAGATGGTTGAGGAGTGGGTAGAATTTGCGAGAGCCGAGGGTTTAAAGTCACATATAGGTCAATGTGGGAAGAAGGAATATTTGGAGAGGGCGTTTGAGTTGGGTGTTGATTCCGTTGATTCATCGAGTATAGTCCGTAATGGAACATGGGAGATTATAGAGCAATATCAGAGGTCTAAGAAGGGAGTGCAGAAAGATTTGTTTAAAGAAGGCGAAAAAGAAGATATATTGTCCTTTGTGCAGTAAGGAGATTGGCAAGTGTGGTCATAATCGTTATGATATGATGATTGCAGTCCTTGATGCTTGGGATAAGGTTAAAAGCAATAAAGAGGAATATATTAAATTTAGACAGATAAAATGAAATTAGGTCCATGTTCGTTTTTCCTTGTAATATTTTATGTTACGGTGTGAAAATATTTGGTAAGAATTTTAAAAAAGGTGAAGGGTTATGGGTTGGGTATAATAGTTAAACCTAAAAACTGTGTAATATGCGGAAGGATAGTGCCGCTTATTAACGGTAGCTTGAGAACGCAGCCGGCAAGGATATGTAGGGGTAAGGTAACCAAGAGTGGAAGACATATTGCCTCGGACTGCCAGAAGAAATACAGGAATGAATGGCATAAAAATAAGTATATTTGTGCTGAGTTTAGGGCAACGAGGAAGATTGATGAAAGCGCTGAATTTATTAATAAGTGTTTAAAGTGTGATAATAGGTTTGAGGCTGAATCAAAATTTAATCGAGTTTGTCCGGAGTGTACTATTGGCAACCGAAGTTGTGGGGGCAGGGAAGTGCATATATCAGCAACATAGAAAATACCTTTATAATATAAGAGGTAAAAGAGATTAAGCATGAAATGGATTAATCAGAAGCCTAAATGGTATGAATATCCGGTAATGTTAGCAGGGTTATTTATCATCGTGGGATGTGTTATAATAATTAGTTTGTTTGATAAAAAATGGGAAGAATAATATATACAAGGGATATGTGTTCGGCTTGTGTCGAGCTAAAAGAGAGGTATAACCTGCAGAATATAAGGTATGAGGAGCGTAATGCTGACCGCCTGGAACAGCCTCAAGACGAGATTGACATACAGGCTTTTATTGAGGAAGTGGTTATGAAGAATATAGATCCTAAAAACATAACATTACCATTGGAGTATAACTATGACGCTTGATGAACAGGCAGACGAGTTGTTTGATATAAAGTGTAAAGATTGTGGGGAGGTGTTTGAGGCTAAGACGATGTTTGCTCGGTTCTGTGGAGCGAGGTGTCGAATGAGGGCATACAGGAAGACGGCTAAGGGTAAGGCTGCGTACACCGAATACAATAAGAGGTATAAGAGATAATGGTAGAAGCGAGAACTGGAAGACCATTTGATAAGCAGTCATATAAGGAGAATGATAAGAGGGCGAAGGAGGCTGTTTGTCAGTATTTAATTTCTAAAGGTGTTCGTGCTTGGATACCAGAGGAGAATTATGGTGCTGATATTCATTCTTATTATCCCGAAGAAAAGATATTCGCAAGGCATGAAGCCGAAATGAAGAATCAATGGGATGGCGATTGGGCTGATTGTTGGGATGATGTTCGTGTGCCAGCAAGGAAGTCGAGGTTGATTGAAGAGGGCAAGAATATAATATTTTGGGTGGTTAGGACTGATTGCCAGGAAGCATGGAGAATTAGGGGAAGCATAATGACACCGGACATGATAAAGCCTGTTCTAATAAAGAAGGGTACTCAATGGGAGAAGTTCTTCTGTATGCCGGTTGGTATGTGTGAGAGAATAAGGTTGATATGAAGTTTAAATGTAAGCATTGTGGAGTTATAGTAAAGAGGGATGCAAGGGAAAGTATATTTAAGGAGTTTATAACTAAACGTGGGTATAAGTCTTATTGTGCAAAAGCAGGTAAAGATGTATTTTTAAAGAGGGTGCCATGAAGAATATTATGTTGGGGAATTGATATGATAAAAATTTTTAAAAATGCTATTGTTGATTGTTGGAGGGGGATTAAAGGGTACATTAATCGGAACCGTAAGGTGGAGCATAGGACTAAATATGCAGATATTAGAGAAGATTTAAATACCGGTGATATTGTGTTGTTTTCAGGTAAAGGGCTTATCAGTAATGTGATTAAACGGTTTACCGGTTCCCCCTGGAGTCATGTGGGCATGGTTATATGTTCGCCAGAATGGAATATGAAGCTCTTGTGGGAATCAACTACCCTGAGTAAACTCAAGGACATTACAAGCGGTGAGGCACGGCAGGGAGTACAATTAGTACCCCTGAGCGAGAGAATCAAGACGTATGAGGGCGAAGTAGGTATTAGAAAACTTCTACACACAGAGCCATTAAACAATCAGGCTCTTATTGATTTAAGGGCTGAGGTTAAGGGTAGACCTTACGAAGAGAGCAAGATTGAGTTGTTTAAATCTGCCCATGATGGATTTATGGGTGGCAACGAGGAAGATTTGTCCAGCCTGTTTTGTTCTGAACTTGTTGCTGAGGCATATCAGAGGTTAGGCTTGATTACCGAGGATACGCCAAGTAATGAATTTACACCTGCTGATTTTGGAAATTATTTTCCCTTGATTAGGGCAGGGCTTGGTAAAATTATCAAGATAGAGGCATAATGGCAGAAGAAGATTCTGTGTTGCTTACCGTTAAGGCTGAGGTTCTATTCGAGAGGATTGCAAATCTTCATAATACGGTAAATTATGAGAATAAAATACGCAGAAATGCTATATGCGCCTGTGGTTCAGGTAAGAAATGGAAGAAGTGTTGTTTGCCTGTACATGAAAAGAATACAAATATTTTAGAGGAAATGGTGAAAGAATACCGTGATATATGTATTAAAATTAGAAAGGAAAAAATATGAAGAAGTCATGTTGCCGTACCTGTATATGTTTTAAGGAGTCTACTGGTATGTGTAGGCGTTTTCCATCGGCAGTAGCAAAAAAACCTGCCGATTGGTGTTATGAGTATATTACTAATAGGCAGATGAAACTCAAATGAGCAATCCAACCCTCGACTCAATTATTGATATATTAGAGTCTAATGCCAGAGGGCTTAGGGAAGATGTTGAAGACACACTACATCATATATTGATTATTGAAGATCAGATTGGTCGGCTGAAGGAATTAAATGATACTAATACCAAACCAAAAATCAATACTTCAGAAGATAGCTGAGTATAAGCGTGATTATGAGAAAGAACACGGCAAGAAGCCAGATGTGATATGGCTTGATCCCGATGAAAGAGAAGAAGTAAAGAATGCCTTAAAAATAATTGCATGGAAGCATCCTGTACATTTAAACGGTATGCTGATGAAAAATGAGGAAGATAAGATTGATAGCTAGGATAAAATGTTTTTTTGGGGTTCATTCATGGTGTTATGGTCGGAATGACCGCAATCGTATAAATTATGGAAGATGTTTTGTATGTGGAAAGGTAATGTACCCAAAGCCGGAATCGTCTAATATAAGGACGCTATAGGACGCTGTGGAGGTGGGGGTTTAAATCCCTCTTCCGGCTCCAGATTATGAATAATAATAAAAGCAAGACCGTATGAGGGAAAGCCATAATGATATTAAAAACCATAGCAGTTATCTGTGCCATAGGGTTTATATGGATATGGGCTTTAAGGTATCTGGACACTAAAAGCAGGGAGAATAATTAATATGAAAATGCTAGAAGGATTAGACGCTTTAGATGCGTTATTGTTGTTTGGTTTCAGGATAGTGAAGGAAATGCCAAAGACCAGCACATTAATCACCGGAACCGGCTACAGGCTTTGCAGTTCAAAGGTGGATGGGCTGTATCCGGACTCTGTATCATTATTATTTAAAGAGGTTGATGAAGCGCCTGAGTTTTACAAAAAAAGGCTGGTCCAAATGGGGAAAAGGATGAAATGAGTAAATTTTTTAAAGTGGATTCCTGTAATGAGTGTCCATACAACGAACAGTTATGGTGTGGTGAATACGCTAAACCTGAGAGGACCTACTTCTGTGCATACTCCCCTGTTCAATTTCTAATACCAAATGAGGGTAAATACGAGATACATCCGGACTGTGGATTGTTGGATATTATATATTTAGGACTTACTCCAGGCGAAATAGAAATAGCTATAAAGGGATACGCATGAATGATGCAGGAATGAAATACAGCGCTAAAGGCGAAATGGAGCTTATTGAGCAGTTATTAACCCCTGATATGATGCTTGAGCCTCTTAAATTCGTTATGTTCGCTTATCCGTGGGGAGAAGTCGGCACTCCTCTTGCTATGCGTAAAGGTCCGAGAAAATGGCAGAGACAAGAGCTTATTAACATAGGTAAGCACAATATTGAGAATCAGTTAAGGATTAATAGGGGCGAAGAGCCTCTACCGTATAACTTGGCGGTTTCATCAGGTCGTGGTACCGGAAAAACCACACTATTCGCTTGGATAGCTCATTGGGCTGCTTCTACATGGATCGGTTGTAGTGTCATTATGACAGCTAATACAGAGCAACAGTTACGGACTAGAACATGGGCTGAGTTGGGCAAATGGCATACTATGGCTATAAACAGCCATTGGTTTGAACGTACTGCCACTACTTTAAAACCTGCTAAATGGTTTGATGTATCCCTGCGAGAGAAGATGAAGAAGGACACGGCATATTACTATATTCAGGCTCAGTTGTGGTCAGAAGAGAATCCAGACGCATTTGCAGGTGTTCATAATGAAAATGGCGTAGTTCTGCTCTTTGACGAAGGCAGTAATATACCTGCTTCCATCTGGACGGTATCAGAAGGTTTCTTTACAGAGCCTATATTCCTCCGGTTCTGGCTGGTAATGTCAAACCCTCGTAGACCACAGGGAGCGTTTTTTGACTGTTTCCATAAGGATAGCGAATACTGGAATACACGGTTTATTGATTCAAGAAGTGTGGAAGGCACAGATAAGTCTATATACCAGAAGATTATAGATAAACATGGCGAGGACTCAGATGTTGCCAGGGTAGAGGTAAAAGGGCAATTTCCTCGTACCGGCTCCAACCAGCTTATCGGATTCACCACAGTTGAAGAGGCTGCGAGTCGTACCATAAAAAAAGAGGATGTTGCCGGTTCAGCCAAGATTCTTGGAATTGACGTTGCAAGATTCGGGGATGATTTATCTACAATCCAGAAGAGACAGGGCTTAATTGCCTTTGAACCGATAGAATTCTCTAAAGTAGATAATATGGAGCTTGCCAGTACCGTAGCCAATGTTGCTAATCAATGGAAGGCAGATGCTATTATCATCGGTTCAGGAGGCGGTCAGGGCGTAATCGACAGATTGAGGCAGTTAGGTTTCAATGTATTAGAGGTAGACGAAGGTGGCTCTGCAGACCGTAAAGACCTCTATCTTAACAAACGTATTGAAATGTGGGACAATATGCTTGAGTGGCTCCTGGCAGGTGGAGTCATACCAAACCACGAAAGACTCAAAGAAGACCTGTCATCACCGATGTACGCATATACACCAACCAGCAGCAAGAAAGTCCTTGAGAGCGTAGAAGCTATGAAAAAGAGAGGATTACCTTCTCCGGACTTTGGCACTTCATTGGCACTTACCTTCTCCGTTGAAATCGCTCCCACAATGGTACAAATTCAAGGAGGCATGGGTAAAGTAGTTGATAAATTTGATCCATTCAGCATACCTGCAACTAAATAATTTCGCATCATTTCACACAACCACGAAAATAATTCGCATTTTTTTCTTGACACTACGAATAAATATCGCTATAGGGTATGGAGATATTTAAGTATACTAAATATAGCATATATATTTAAGGAGACTCTTTATGTGTATGGGGGGAGGAGCGCCATCAATACCAGCACCACCGCCACCGCCACCGCCACCGGAGCCAGCGCCAACACCAGCCACTCGATCACAGCCTAAACTGGCAGATGCAAGCGTTAAGAAGGCTAAGTCTGATGTTGAAAATAAGGCGAGGGCATTTGCAGGTACAAGGGGTGGCACACTTGTTACAGGTCCGGAAGGGCTTGCTCAGGTCGAAGCAAATACTCAGAAGAAAACTTTATTAGGATAGATATATGTCGGGTGGAAGAAATCGTAGAGCAAGAGCTGGTATCTTTGCTGCAGACGCAGGAGCAAAGAATAGTTTTAATAGAAGCAGGTTTGATGTTGCTATTAGCGAAGGAGAGTTACTTGCTGATATTTCAGGGCAATTACCCTTTCATTTAGGACCAACAAGATTTGTTCAGCAGACTAATTACCCTATTACGAGGGGAAATCCAAGGGGATTCCTCGATTTAGACTTTAGGACAGGGAAAGAACTATCACAAGGCTTAACTGGCAATCCGCAGGTTGGTGGTGGAATATTTCTTGGAAATGCAAAAATGGGTGCAGAGGCAGCATCTATTATATTTGAACAGTTGGGAAGAAGTGATCCAGACAAAGCAGCAGAATTTAAGAATGAGTTTCTTACGAATACAGGCGCTCATACTGACGGAGGGCGTGGGTTCCTTTCAGGTGATTTTAAATTTACAGGGACATCTGCAAACCGTCTTCCACCTATACAAAATTCGGTTGCTAGGGGAGCAAGGGCAAGGCTTGGAGTTGGTGATCCTACGGTGGCTGATGCCACACAGGAAGGGAAAAAAAGAAAGAATTTAGGGGAAAGCAGGGGTGGCACCCTATTAACCGGTAATGCCGGTTTAAGTGATTCTGCCAATACAACTAAAAAAACTTTATTAGGATAAGCTATGCCACGTTTAGATTTAAGAAAGAAATTTGACACAAGGCTTGCTGATATGAAAAATATCAGGATTCCACACGAAGGTCCCTTAAAAGACCTGAGAGACTATATAGCTCCTAATCGTGGTAATTTTCTTGAAGATGAAGGGAATAGGGGTAAGCGAAAGGATCTTAAAATATACAATGGAATACCCACTCTCTCTGCCCGAACATTTGGCGTTGGAATGAAGGCAGGGGTAACAAGCTCCTCTCGTCCTTGGTTCCGGTTGGCTATGTCAGATCGTGGTCTTATGGAGCGTGATGATGTAAGGGCATATTTACGAGGAGTTGAGGAAAGGTTATATCAAATATTTAATAAGTCAAACTTTTATCCGATGGCTGCCGTATCATATTATGAATTGGGAGTGTTTGGCACGGCTCCCATGTCTATTAAGGCTGACTTTGAGGATATTGTACGGTTTGACACATATACGGTTGGGGAATACTGGATAGCCACTAATTCAAGAGGGGTTGTTGATGTTCTCTATAGAAGGATATGGAAAACTCCTGTTCAGTTAATTGAAGAATTTGGCAAAGAAAATGTTTCACATGAAACAATTACAAAGGCTAATACGAAACCTGATGATAAAATTAAGGTAATTCATGCCGTTGAACCGAATGATGAACGTATTCCGGATATGATTGATGCAGAAAATAAGACATATAGAAGCGTTTATTATGAGGAGGGCAGCAGGGCTGACGAAGGCTTTTTGGCTGTATCAGGCTTTGATACATTTCCTTATGTCGTTTCTCGTTGGTCCGTTAATGCTTCAGATCCATACGGTACCGACCAGCCAGGACTAATAGCTCTTGGCGATGCTAAACAGTTACAGGCAGGAACATTCAGGAAGGCAGCAGGGCTTGACAGAAACCTTAATCCACCATTACAAGCACCGGCTGACCTCAAAAATCAACGGATTATGAATGTGCCTGGTGGCGTTACATTTGTCAGTAGCTTTAGTGGCTCTCAGGGTATTAAACCGATGTATGATGTCCGCATCCCCCTTCAAGACATTATACAGGATAATTTACAGATAGAAGAGCGTATAAAAGACGCTTTTTTTGTTAATATGTTCCTTGCTATACAGGCGAATAATAGACCACAGGATATGAAGGCTGAGGTTGCGTTCCAGATTGACAAGGAAAGGCTTCTTATGTTGGGACCTGTGCTGGAAAGTCTCAATGAAGATTTCCTTAATCCTCTCATAGACAGGGTATTTTTCATCGCTCAAGAGGCAGGTGTTCTTCCGGAGCCACCTGAAGACCTTGCTGACCAAGACTTAAAGATAGAATATGTATCTTCCCTTGCTAAGGCTCAGAAGGTAGCAGCAATAAGCAATATGGAGCGATTAAGTGGTCTTATAGGGTTATGGGCGCAGTTTAATCCTGACGTTATTGATAAGTTTGATTTCGACCAGGCAACAGATGAAGCCAGCGAAATACTTGATGTGCCTACAAATATTATAAGATCTGATGAAGATGTTGCTGAAATAAGGAAAATAAAGCAACAGATGAAGCAAGGTCAGATAGCTCTTGAGTCGGGTGTCGCTGCAGCAGGGGCAGCCAAAGACCTTGCAAACGCACCTGTTGGCACCGGTAATATGCTTGAACAGCTTGCAGGGGTAACGCCAGCTTAATATGAAAGATAATATAGGCATAGAAGGCGAAGATAAAAATATAAAAAAGCAGGATGTGTTGCTCAAGGCAGAAGCTCTTAAAGATAACGCATCGGTATTAGAGGTAATGGATACTAAAGGTGGGAGGCATTTTGTATGGGTTATATTATCTGAATGTGGGGTTTATAGAGATGGGTTCGACTCTGATCCATACATTCATGCCAGAAATGCCGGAAATCAGTCAGCAGGGCTGAGATTGTTACATAAAATTTTAACCGTGTGTCCGAAAAAACATGAGTTGATGTTTGCGGAACACAAATATCAGGAGGAAAACGATGAAAAGTAAAATGGTTCGTGAAGAAGAATTTGAAACCCTTACTGATGGTGGGGAAGAAGAGGGTGCTGAGGATAAAGGTGTTGAGGAAGGTTCCGAAGATAAAACAGTAGATCCGGAAGTTGCAAAGAAAGCTCTGTATCCGAGTGAGGAAAATAAAGACGAAGCCAGGGGAGAGGACAGCGAGGCTAAAGAAGGAGAAGAAGGGGAACCTGAAAAGCCGGAAGAAGAAATTAAGGCTGAGGAAGACAAAGGGGAAGAAAAAGAAGATAAGGAAGAAAAAAAGGAAGAAGGCAAAGAAGCTGAAACAGAAATGCTTACTGTCGAAGACCTTAAATTCCCTGAAGGTGTTACTGTAGACCAAGATATTCAGAATGAATTCCTTACTATTGCCAATGATAAAGATATGACTGCCAAGGAAAGAGGACAGGCATTGGTAAATTTACAGACGAAATTATATACCAAACAGACAGAGGCATACCAGGCACAAATGTCAGCTTGGATTGATACTGTTAAAGCAGATAAAGAAATGATTGGCGATACTGGAGATAAACTTCCAGCGAATCTGGCTATTGCCAAGAAGGGCATGGAGGGGTTAAAGGTTGATGGTCTTGGTGAAATTCTCAATGAAACAGGATACGGCAATCACCCAGCAATCGTTAAGGCATTTTATAGAATAGGAAAATCAATAAGCGAAGATTCTTTCAGGGTTGGTGGAGTAGGAAAAGACACCTCAGAGAAAGACGCTAAGGATGTGCTTTATCCGAGTGTGGATAAAGTATAGTAGTATTTTATTTTTTTGTTTGTATGTATGGGGAGGATTTGTTATGGCAACAGTCGGAACGACTTATCTGAATATTGCAGATAAAGTCAAAAGACTCGATCCAAATGGCGAAAAAATCGCTACGATAATCGAGTTGTTGGCAGAGACAAACGAAGTCATGCAGGACATGGTTGTTATTGAAGGTAACACGCAGACCGGTCATAGAACCACAATGCGTAGTGGTCTTCCATCGACAACATGGAGAAAGCTGTATGGCTACACCACACCATCTAAATCAACAACCGTACAGGTTGACGATACCGCAGGTATCTTAGAAGCATTCTCAATTCTTGATAAAGACTTGGGTGATTTAGGGGGTGACGTTGCTGGTTTGAGACTTTCTGAGGATATGGCTTTTTTCCAAGCTATGAATCACGAATTTGTCCAGACTCTATTTTATGGCAACACGGATACTGATCCGGAAGAATTCATGGGACTTGCACCTAGATTTGGTGACACATCCGCTAGTAATGGGGGGCAGATTATTGATGCCGGAGGTTCCGGTTCAGACAATGCTTCAATGTGGCTAATCAAATGGTCTGAGAACCACACACACGCATTCTTTCCAAAAGGCACTACTGCTGGTTTACAGCATGATGATATGGGTGTCCAGACCGAAACAGACTCTAGTGGTGGTAAGCGAGTGGTTTATCAGACTCGTTACTTATGGAAAGTCGGTCTTTCGGTTAGGGATTGGAGGCACGTTGTAAGAATCGCAAATATTGACGTAAGCGCCCTGCTTACTATTGGTAGTGGCTCAGATTCGTCTGCAGACCTTATCAACGATATGATTGACGCTATGCACGCCAAGATGCAGAACCTTAGTGGTGGAACACTTGTTTGGTACTGTGACCGTGTGGTATATACAGCATTGACGAAGAAGGCAGTTGCAAAAGCGAATGTAAACTTGACTTACGACACTTTTGGTGGTAACAGCCGTGTGATGCACTTCCAGGGCATACCAATCAAGAGGGTAGACGGTTTACTCCAGACAGAATCACAGGTAACATAGTTTTAACCTTATGACAACCTTATGGGAATCATAAGGGTTATTTTATTAGTATTAATCCTTAGAACTTAGGGAGAATAATTATGATTCTTGATAAAGAGAATTTATATTCAGACGATCAGGCATTAACCACGACTGCAGATTCAACGAATGTGTTGGATTTGGGAGTAGCCAATAGAGGTCCAGGTAATCCGATGTTGATACTGATTCAGGTAACGACTACGTTTGCCGGTGGAACCAATGTGACTATTGACCTTGAAACTGATGATAATACATCATTTAGCTCATTGTCTACCGTTGGCTCTACTCAAACTATTGTTACTGCCACTTTGGTACAGGGATACAACTTTACCATTCAGTTTGTGCCGGATGCGATGGAAAGGTATTCAAGGCTTGAATACACCATCAGCGGTACATATACTGCTGGTAATGTTACAGCCGGAATTATCTTTGAGAGACAGACCTCGAAGGGCACGTTCCCAGTTGCTACTATATAGCGTGGTGTTGCTTGTGAATTGTTTTATATTGGGGAGGGTATACGCCTTCTCCTTCGGAATATTGTGGTTATTGTTACTGCAATAGCTTTAACGGTTTGATTTTTCATAGGCTTTCGTGGTGGTATGCAATACCGTGTATCACCACGATATTCCCTAGATGCTTTTGAAGAGGAGAATTATGAATATAATGAGTATTTTTCAAGATGAAAACGGTCAGTTAAGTATGACCAGAATGGTACTGCTTCTTGTAACTCTTTGTATAGTAACAGAATGGCAGGTCGCAATATGGCTGAGTGATGGGGCATGGACACCTGATGCCTGGCGTATGTCTATATTGGGCGGTACTGGCGTAATGAAGTTGATACAAAAACCATTTGAGAAGAAATAAGACTCCCCTTAGATGTACAAATTCATCGGGGTAAAAACCGGTATAGAAAAGGTGATCCTAGACCAACGAACCGAGGTTCACGCCCTACTCCTTTGATTAGGGGAGGGAGGAGTGGGGAATTTATAAGATGAAAAGGCTGTGTGCCTGTATCCTTGTTTCTATTTTTTGGTGTGGCGGTGTGGTTGCGTCAGAGAGCGCCTATAAAAAGGATCCGATATTTCAGGGCAAGACTGATACAGAGTGTATAAAAAAAACAGGGGTGGATCTCACTTGGGTAGAGTCTTTTAAGACTGAGAATTATGTGCATTATATTAACAGACCAGTTGAAAATGCGCTTGTGGTTCATAAAATAGAGATGTTGCTCTTTGTTATCAAGGGCTTTGAGGAAGTTTATATAATACTGGGGCAGGAATACAGCGATAAAACGCAGAGCTGGATGTTGTTTGGGGTAGATATATACGATGATTATTCAGAGTTTACTCAGTTTTACAGAAAAATGCTATATGAATTAACCAGCCTAATCCATGAGCCGAAATCGAAGTGTATAATAAAAAATAACTAAACCGGCACTATGAAATGCCTGAAGCAGAAATAAAAAATGAGAAGGAGATCGCAGATCAGATATTAAATGCGATGGGGATACGAGTTCAAGCAAATTGTTATAATAAGGCTTTCCATAACAGGTTACAAATGAGAAATATACTGAAAAGCTGGAAAGAAGAGATTGATAAAGATAATATGCAGGTGCGGAAAACAGTTAAATAAAAATGAATCATATACATATCACACAGTTAAAACCGTGGAGGGTGAGAAAGTCACACTCTGTATTGATTGTTTTGAAAAGGAGGTGGATAGGGCTTGTGAAATATACAAGCATTTAATAGCTGAGTAAACATTTATAACTCATAAGGAGGGTTGAATGAAAAGTTGTGTTGTGGAGGACAAGATAGGAGCGTTTGTGGAGGCTGTAACAGCTTCCGAAAGATTTGATTTGTTGGGTACGAGTATAGAAGATAGTGAGTTTGTTCTCCGTGATACAAGTTTGAGCGAAGGGGTTGATGGCGCTTACGTTGAAGTGAGTGTTGAAGAAGTAATTGAAAAACCTCTTAACGACATATTAATTGTGTTGAATGTTGAAAGAAAGCCTATTGTTTTACAGGGCATTACGAGAATTGTGGGATATTATTCAAGAATTAATAATTGGAATAAATCAAAAGTCGGTGAGTTAAGAGACAGGATTATTTCAAGAGCAGATGGTGGATATGGATTTGGGAAGAAAGCCGAATCTTTAAAAGATGTTAATATGGACGATGCTCTTGTAGCCGTGAATAGCCTGTAAATAAAAGTGTTGGATATAATTGGTACTTCAAATCGGCAAGAATCTAACAGATAAAGAGATTTTGGAAGACCACTATATTTGATACTATATTATGGAATTTAACCAAATAAATATTCCTTGTAATCGGCACGTTGACGAGTGGTTTACATTAATAGGACTTGGTGATATACATGAGGGTAATGCAGGTTGTGATTTAGATGCCTTACAGAAGGTTGTAGATAAGATAAAAGACAGCGCCACTTATTTCTGGATGGGAATGGGTGACTATATAGAAGCGATAAATTTTTCGGACAAGCGATTTGATCCCAGGCAGGTAGCAAGAAAATATAGAAATGGAAGTATTGACCGTATATGCCAGGAACAGATTGAAACTATATGTGAGATATTTTATCCGATACGAAAAAAATGTGTTGGGCTGTTAAGGGGTAATCATGAAGAAACTGTAAGGGCAAATTATCATTATGACTGTCTTTATGATATGTGGAGACACCTTAACGATATTAAGGTTGGAATAAAGGGTAAATCAAAAACAGCAGAAGTAAATGTTAATAGTATTAAAAACCCTACTGTAAGACTCCTTTATGATGCAGCAGTAGTCAGGCTGAGTTTCGTTAATAGTAATGAAAAGAGTAAGCATCCTTGGAAAATATCTTTTGATATATATGGCACTCATAGCAACATAGCCGGTAGAAAGCCTGGGGGAAAGGTAAATAGAATAAAAGATATCATGGCAGATTGGAATACGGTGGATGTTGTTATGGTGGGACACGGACACGACCAGCCGGTTGCGCCTAGCACGGTATTGGGATTCAATCGATATGGGAAATTTATTTCAAGGGACCGGAGAGGTCTTATGTGCGGCTCGTTTTTAAAAACATATACATTAGGATCTACAAGTTATGCAGAAAAGGCAGGGTATTCGCCTACAGAGATAGGAACTCCTTCGGTTCAGTTTAATCCGGTACAGGAGAAAGTAAGGGTTGTTGTATGATGGAATATGAAGAAGAAGAGAAAAAAGATGTTAGTGAAAAAAAAGAATTATATGATTGGCAAATAGAATTTAAGGGTTATATAGAAATAAAGGGTAAGCATGAAAAGATGCCAACTTGTTATCCTGTATTAAGATATTTACAGAGGGCAATAAACGAGGCGATAGAAAAAGAGTCGGACAAGTTCAGGTTATATAAATACAATGCGGAAGTAACTGATTATGATGGAGAGGAAGATGTAGATTTTGAAAGTGATATTGAGCTTGACGAGGATATATGCGAATGAATACTACTACTAAATTAGCGGCAATTAGCATCTTATTGGCGCTTACGAGTGGATGTATCTTCTTGCCGGTAGCTGGAGCAATTATAGGAGCCACAGGGACCATCGCTGCTGCAAGGGTGAAGATGGAAGGTGATGTAAAGAAGGCAAAAGCCATTGAGGAGTTTAGGGATACGGTTGTTGGAAGCCTGGACGAAATAAAGGAAAAGATAGACGAAGTAGAGGATACTCAATGACGCCAAGCGAATTTGCTATGTTGCGAGAAGATATTGGCAGGTTGTATGAGAAGGCTGATGATTGCGCTCAGACAGGCGCAAGAATTGAAGCGCAACTTGTTACACATAGAGAATATATTGACGAGTGTTATGCGTTTAGAGAAAAGCAGGTCATATTTAATAATGGCGTTAATGAAAAGTTTTTAAAGATAAAAATAACAAGAGAGCTTAAAGCTGAATATACCGGTGATGACAGAAAAAATGCTAATATTATATTTGACCGAATTGTCAGAATATTAACGGTTACGACAATAGCAATATTTGGGATATTTACTATATTGTTTAAATTTGGAATTTTATAGAAAGGCGGTTCGTTATGTTAGTGAAGATGAAGGTAAAAAAAGATTGTTATTATGACGGTAGACTTCGCAAGGCAGGTGCTGTCGTTAACTACGACATGGATGACAGAGGTGAAGATGAAAACGGTGAGAATACTGAAATGCCGTCATGGGGCGAAAGGGTTGCTAATGAGGTAGAAGTAAAAGATCCTGAACCGGTAAAGACTGAATTTAAGGAAACGACTCTTCACGAACAGGCTGGTCCAAAGAAGTCAACAGTCACTAAAGCCAATACAGGTAAGAAAGTAGGAAATAAAAAGAAATCCAATAAAGGAAAATAAACTATGTCGAGTCAGGTAGATGTCTACAATTTAGCGTTGGATAATATAGCATCAAAGGCAAGGGTAAACTCATTAACTGAGGATAGCGTAGAGCGTAAGACTTGCGAGGCACAATTCTTTGCTGCCAGAGAGGTAGTTCTTGAGGACCACGATTGGAATTTTGCTTCTTTCTATGACACATTAACACTTGTTAAGGAGTCAACCGATACTATACCCCCACCGTTGCCCTGGCTATACCAATACACCTACCCTTCCCTCTGCGTGTATGCAAGGGAGATTACAAGACAGCTTGATAGTGAAGAGGATGTGCCTTTCAGGGTAGACCTTAATGATGACAAGACTGCGAAGTATATTCATACTGATAAGCAGGATGCAATACTGAGATATACAAGGAGGATAACCAATATAACACTCTTCACGCCAAGAGCAGTAGAGGCGCTTGGGTGGAAGCTGGCTACCATGATCGTAATATCTCTTAATGGTAATTTAAAATTAAAACAGAATGCGGAACAGTCTTATCTTAATGCGATAGCAAGCGCAAAAGCATCTAATTTTAATGAGAGCGTAAATAGAAAGGCTGCGGATCCTTCATTAATACAATCTAGGAGCTAGGTTTGCCTGTAAATAAACAACTATCTTTTGCAGCAGGTGAAGTTAATCCGTCTATTTACGGAAGGGCTGACCTGCAGAAATTCGACTCTGCTTGTAGAACACTAAAAAACATGATTGTTCATGTTGAAGGTGGTGCAAGTAATAGGGCAGGACTAGAGTACATTGGTGCCGTCCATGACTCCACAGAGACAACACGCCTTATTCGGTTCAGGTTTAATACCGAACAAACATACATCCTGGAATTCTCCGACTTCTTCTTTCGTGTTATCAAAGATCAAGCCTATGTAATGCACTCTGCTGATACGGTCACAGCAGCTACCAGAGCCAATCCATGCGTTGTGACAATAGGCGCTCATTCATACGTTGTGGGACAAGAAGTGTTCATAAAAGATGTTGTAGGTATGACAGAGCTTAACAATATTTTTTATAGAATAAGGGCTGTAGCCGCAACCACAATAAGTCTTGAGGATATATACGGCACAGCTATAGATAGTTCAGCTTTCACTACATATTCATCGGGTGGGACGGTAGAAGTTACGCCAATATTTGCCACGCCTTTTCCACAGGCAGACTTGGCTAAATTAAAGTTTACCCAAAATGCCGACACTCTTACCGTGGTACATCCTGACCACAATGGTATCTATGATATAACAAGGACAGCGCATGATGTTTGGACGGTATCTCAGGTGGATTTCACTTCACAGACTTCTGCTCCGACCACAGTAGCAGCGACTCCAAGCACAGCTAATACAGGATTTGTCAGAAATTATGTGGTTACGGCTGTAAATGATACAACAGGTGAAGAGAGCGTTGCGTCAAGTTCTAATAATGCAGACCATGACTTAGCTGCTGATGCGACAAGAACCAATGACGTAGCGTGGGACGATGTTGCCGGTGTCACATGGAAGATATATTGTGATGATAACGCTTCGGGAGTATTTGGGTTTATTGGTAATGCGTCAACAAATGCCTTCAGCGACAACTTCATTACTCCTAGTTACGATGTAACTCCTCCGGAAAACAAGAAACCAATATTCGTATTTGAAGATTTTGTCATCACCGGTGCGACTCAGGCAAGTCCCTGTGTGTTAACAATAACGGCAGGGGGAAGAACTCCGGTTGTTGGCGATCAGGTGGATGTGTCTGCAGTTGTCGGAATGACAGAGCTTAACGGAAATACATACTTTGTGAAGGCAGCCACTTCAACAACTATAGATCTTGAGGATAAAACAGGCACTTCTCTTAATAGTACAGGGTTTACTCCCTATAGTTCTGCCGGAGTTGCAAAGGTTTCCGAACAGAATAAGTCTCCTAGATGTGTGACCTACCATCAACAGAGAAGAATATTTGCAGGTCCGGATGACACTCCTTCTACATTCTATACGACCAGAGTGGGACTGTTTGCAAATATGAATGTTTCTACCGTTACTCAGGCTGACGATGCGATAACATTTAATGTTGTAGCTGATGATGTTAATGAAATAAGGGATATAAAATCACAGAAAGACCTGTTTCTCTTTACCTCGTCAGGTATATTCAGAATAACAACAGGCGAGAGCTTGGTCTTTTCTCAAACAAATATATCCTCAGAAGAACAGGAATCATGGGGGGTTAGCGATATTGAAGCGCTTAAAGTAGGTCAATCGTTCTTATATGTCCAAGACGGTGAGAGGGTTGTCAGGGACTTACAGGATACGATTGAAGCAAATGGTTTTTCAGGTGATGATTTGACTCTCCTGGCAAAACATTTATTCAAGGAAAGGAAGATTGTTGAATGGGCTTACGCAAGAGATCCGGATAGTGTTATATGGTGTGTAATGGATGATGGCACAGTTAATGCCCTTACATATCTCAGAAAACATCAGATTTGGGCATGGACACATCATGTTACCGATGGCTTGTTCAAGTCTATTGCAGCAATACCGGAGACTACTAGCGAATATGGAGTATATTTTGTGGTTGAGCGTACAATCGAAGGTACTACTGGAAGCGCCAGTACGATGAAATATGTGGAGAGGTTGAAGAACAGGGATGTTTTAGATATAAAGGATTCATTCTTTGTTGATAGTGGTTTAAGCCTGGATGTTCCTATTACTATATCCGGAGCGACTGCTGCTTCACCGGTAGTTGTTACTGCCACAGCGCATGGTCTTACCGATGCAGATTTTATTGATATTGCCGAAGTCGAGGGTATGACAGAACTTAACGGCAACAGGTATAAAATAGGAAATAAAAATACAAATAGCTTTGAATTATTTAACAGGACACAGAGCGTATATACAATCACGGCAGCCTCAAGAGCCGATCCTTGCGAGATTACTATTGGAACACATACTCATACCGAAGGTCAGCAGATAACGATTTCTGGTGTTGTGGGAATGACCGAGTTAAATGGCAACACTTATCAGGTTAATACTGTTACGTCTACTACAGTTACGCTCAAGAGCATAGCAGGTGTTGGTACGGATTCATCTGGATTCACGACTTATGTATCCGGTGGGAAGGCAGAGATTGATGCAGATATAGATGGAAGCGCTTTTACTGCTTATACAACTGGAGGCGAGGCAAGATTGGTTGCTACTACTTTATCAGGATTACAGCATCTTGAAGGGGAAAGCGTGTCTGTGCTTGCTGATGGTGGCACCGTACATAATCCCCTGGATGCTGATTTAACTACAAAGACGGTATCGGGTGGAGCTATAACGATTGCAGATGGAGCATCAAGAGTTCATATAGGCTTGCCATATACGAGTGATTTAGAGAATATAGGGGTAGACCTGACTTCCCTAAATGGCTTTGGTGATGCTCTAGCAAGGAAGAAAACTATACCAACTGTCAAAATAAGGGTGCAGGATTCGGCAGGTATTAGGATTGGACCGAATGCAGATGAGTTGGAACCATATAAACCTGAAGGAGTTGAGGCTAATGAAGGACCAACACTCTTGAATCAGGTCATAGAAAAAACCATGCTCAATGTGTATGACCACGATGGAACAGTATTTATCAGGCAGATTGGACCGTTACCGATGACGATTTTAAGTCTATTGCCGGAGGTACAGGTACAGGAAAATGAGTAAACAGGTAGAAATAAAAAAATCAAAACAGGAAGATATAATGCCAATAGCCCATAGAATGAGAGAGGCAGATGTAAGGGAAATATGGGCTTCTCATAGAACAACACCTTATAAGGCGTTGCTTAATGGAATTAAGGCAGAGGGTAGTTGTTGGACCATATTTGGTGATGGCACTCCTGAAGCTATGATTGGTATAGTGAGGATGTCATTACTTAGTAATAAAGGGTATGCCTGGATGCTTGGCACCGATGTTTTAACTGAGGATAAGAGGCTCTTTATGCGGCTTACAAAGGAGTTATTTGATGATGTGGTAGAGGGGTATAATTACCTTGAAAACCATGTGTCTACAGAAAACAGGTTATCTTTAAGGTGGATACAGGCTATGGGGTTTACTGTTGAGGATAAAATTATCAAAAGGAATGGTGTTCCTTTTAAGAAATTTTTTATGGAGATAAAATAATGTGTGAACCTGTCACGATAGCGATTGCCGGTGCTGCAATAGGCGGTGGTCTTGGATATGCTGCCACAGGAGATGCAAAAGGCGCTCTTATTGGCGCTGGTTTAGGCGCAGCAGGTGGATACTTTGGCGCATCAGCAGCAGGTCTAGGAGGAGCTAATCCATTAATAGGTATGTTAAGTCCGTTAGATGCAGCAGCAGGAGCAGGGGGGTTGCTTGGAACCGGTATTTCTGGCACCACCGCCTTAACTGGTCTATCACTCGTTGGTACTGGTCTATCCGCATTTGGTATGTTTAGTAATTCAAGGTCGGTAGCTAGAGCAGCAGACTACAGAGCAGGTATAGCTAATAACAATGCGTTAATAGCAGAGCAGAATGCTATATTAGCTCTTGAGAAGGGAGTGGCTGATGTTGAAGATAAACGATTAGAGACTAGGCAGAGAATGGGGTATGAGAAGACTCGGTTGGCTTCTATGGGGTTCTTTGTTGGCGAGGGCAGTTCGGTAGAGATATTAACCGATACAGCCATATTGGGAGAGCTAGACGCACTCAGAATAACAGCAGATGCAGAAAACAGAGCCAATAACTATAGACAACAGGCAGGAGATTTTAGAACAATGGCAGATTTAAACGCATTCGCATCACAGAGTGCTAAGACAGCCGGCAATATTAACACCGCAGGATCTCTAATCACCGGTGCTGCGAATGCCGGTACAACCTTTTTAGCGACAAAACCAGTATAATGGCAATAAAAATACCAAGTGTAAAAGCGCCTGATTTAACAAGAAGAAGTCATAATATTGATATACCAGCAGGTGCATTCGGTGAGCCTGTGGGAGCGGCAATAGGAAAAATTGGAGCCGATACAGCCGATGCTGCCAATAAGGTAAATATAGCCTTGGCTAGATTCGATGAACGCAGAAGCTCTACAGAGGCTAATAAGGCATTTAAGGATTTACCCATTAGTGAGGGTAATGCGTTAATCGCTGCCAAGAAAGATCCGAACAGGAACCTGCCGACATTTCAACCGGACTATACTGCTGCTCAGGATAAGCGTAATAAGGCAATCATAGATGGATTGTCCGAGAGAGCGAAGCCGAAGTTCATGCTTCAATATAACACCTTACAGAAGAATCAGGCTTTGGATGCTATGAACTGGGCGTTAGGGCAAGAGGTTGTTGAGGGCAGGAACGAAATGAATGAGGCTGTTCTCAAGTTAACATCGACAGCTTCTACGGTTGCTGATACTATATTGCTTAAAAAACAGGTAGAAGATAAAATCTTTGAAGCTCATATTAATAATGTTCTGCTTGATGGTAGGATGCGAGCAAAAGATCCAGATGTCGAGGCTCTGAAGCAGTTCCGGCAGATTGATTTCAACAAAGCAAGCTCTTTGGTGTTTAATAATCCTGCACTTTTAAGGAAGATGATAAAAGAGAATGCCTTACCCCATCTGAGCGATACACAGAAAAAAGAATTTATGAGCCAATCTTTTACGTCCACAGCCGGAATTGAATATAGGGCGAAAGTTTCTGCTCTTGATTTCTATGGTGAACAGAATGCTATGTTTAGAAAAAAGCTGAATGAAGGGTTGTTGGTTGGTGAGGCAGGATATAATGAACTCAATGTAGCCGTACAATCTTTACAGCCTCAAGTTGACGCAGGTGATGAAGACGCAGCAACACAACAGTCACTACTAACATTGGTTAGGGACAGTCTTTTTGAGACAGACGATGTAACACAGGCATCAAAGGATAAAAATGCCTTGATGAACAAACTGGCTTCTATTAGAGCAACAAAATTAATCAAGGAAATGGGATTGGCAGAGAATACAACCCCTGACAAAGGGCAGCAGTCAGTAACGTATGTGCATCTTCTTGGCAGATTCAATGAAATGGTTGTAGAGGTAAAGAGAAGAGGTAAAGATCCAGAGTTCCGGTTAAGAGAAAAAGGTACTATTACAAGGCTTAGTGATATACTTGACGTTCAGGCTGATAGCGAGGTATTTAGACAAAAAGGATTGGTCTCAAATGAAAAACATAATGCGATCATAGAAGATCTGTTGCCAATAGTCAGAGATAAAATAGAGGATGACTCCTTCCTAGAAAAGAAAAATATGCTTGGTACTAAAATCAAGGTGAAAGCAGATATATATTCTGCTGCGTTTACTCATGTTAAAGAGACATTGGCAAAGAGTCCTGAGTTAAATACTGTTGTTAATCAGGCTGATGCTATGTTATTTGCATATCAGATTGCAAGGACCACAGACAAGCAAGAGGAAGCTGATGCTTTTAAGCGCAGGGAGGAAATATTCAAGGCTGGAGACAGAGGTTTAAAAGAACTATATCGACAGCTTATTCCGGAGATTAATCATTTGACAGATGACGAGATCCCAAACATGATAATAAAAACAGAGGAAACGGCTGACCGGACACCGGTACCAGTATTTAAAGTACCAACACAAGCAGTTATAGATGTAATGAAGGCGAATCCAAATAATGCAAATACTAAGAAAATATTCATCGAGAGATACGGACAAGACCAGTTTGATGCGATAACCGGTGCCCTAAGAAGAGGTATGTTTAAAGTTGAACCAACACCGGCTGAACTGCATGAGTTAGGACAGGCGCAAGCCGGTCAGGATGCAGATGCTAAAAGGGAATTTATCGACACACATGGACAGGGTTGGTATAATTTCCACACAGGTAAACCAGATGATCATAAGGGTATTTGATTTAATTATTATGGGAAAATAATGGTTACACCTTTAAAAGAAAAAGATCCATTTTTGGGGTTAGATCCACAATTCGACAACGCTGGTCAGGCTGTAGACTCTGATCCGTTTGCTGGACTAGATCCACAATTCGACAACGCTGGTCAGGCTGTAGACTCTGATCCGTTTGCAGATTTACTTCCGGAGAAGGAGGATAGGTTTCAACAGTTGTTGCCTAGGGGAAGTTCTGCTCCACCTCAAACTTTTGATAAAGGCACAAGGGACGAGCTTAATGCTCTTAATGGTAATGTCGGCAACAAGGAATATATGTATATTCCTGGGGAGAACGTAGTTACATTCAATGAATTTGGCATCAGCAAAGCTATAGAAATATTAAGCAGGGCTTATAGTACAGGTAATTTAGGTTCGGAGCGAAGCCAGTTGGGACACAGAGCTATGAACGGTGATACAAGCGTTGAGGCACGAATAAGCGAGATAGACGATTTACTGCGAGGCTTTGATCCTCTTGCCGGTATGGTGCCTCCACCTCTTACAGAGGAAGAGTTGAGATATCCACAGCGACCAGGATTTGTTGGTCCTGACCAGTTTGAAAGAATCAATCAATTCTCTCAACCACCTAAAGACGGCATCGCTACTTGGCTTGGTAAGACGGTATTTGAGGAGCTTGCGAATATAAGAGGTTATATGCGTTCAGGTTTAATCAAAGGATCTGCGACAGGAGGAGCGATGTTACTGGCAACAGCTATACCAGGACCTCATCAGGCTGTCACCGGACCTTTATCTATACCTCTGTTCGGTGCAGGATTTACAGCCGGTGCAATAGAGTATGGTTACAGGCAAATGTCCGGAGAAGCATACCTTGAGTACAGGGCTTTCACAGATGACGAAGGGAATAAACTTCCAGACCATATAGCCAAACTTGGCGCTGTTATTATGGGTGGCTTTGGTGCCGGCATGGAATCAATATCTATGGGGATGTTGTTCAAGATATTGCCTGGTACAAGACAAGTATTCAAGAAGGCTGGTTTTAAAGTTAGTGATGCTCTTAAAATACCAAGTTCTACTAAACTTATAAAAGAGTTCTTGTTTAATATGGCTCAGATTTCACTTACTGAAGGTGGTACTGAGGGCGGTCAGGAGATATTACAGATAGGTATTGGTGAGATACTGAAGGCTAATGCTGATGGAGAGTTTGAGGCTATTGACTTTGCAGATGCAGCAGCAAGAGTAGCTGAGGCATCAGTTAAAGGTGCCGTTGTCGGTACAGCGCTTGGTGGTGGAGCTACTGCTGCAAGTGTTGGTGTTGATGTTGCTCAAGGTAAAGGCGATTTAATAAAGACAATGCAGTCTATGAAGGAAAATCAACAGGAGTCTACTGAATTGTTCTTAGAGCAGCGAGCCTTAAAAGAAAAGGGAAAGGATCTCTCTAAGAAGAAGAAGTCAAGGATGGCTGAGCTGGAGGGTGAAGGGACCAGATTACAGAAAGAATTTTTTGAACAGTTACAGGCAGAGCAAGACAAGCAGTTAAAGAGTGACCTCAAGAAAGGCATTGAAGCCTTAGAAGATGTTACACCTGAAGACCTTACACCGGAAGTAACTGCTGAGGCAGTTGAGAAAGTTGAAACAATTACAAAAGGGGTGCAGGTTGAAGAAGAAAGCGGAAAAATATCCAGATTACAAGAAGGTGTCAGAAGCACTCAGGAGGCTGGAGAAGGAGGAAAATTTACCTTTGAGGGAGAGGAAAAAGAACATGAAGTCGGTGGACTGTTAGAATTTCAAGGATTTCACGGTACATCAAAGGAGGGATTGCCAGTTAAAGATGTTACTAATTTCGGTGGATTTCATGCTGGTACTGAAAAAGCAGCACAAGACCGAGTTGGGCTAGAAGCGGAATCAACAAGGGCATCCACAGGCAAGAAAATTAAACAGAATATCATTCCTGTTAATATTAAACTGAATAAGACATTAGGTACGCTTGAAAACCCAATAGATGAAACAACTTTATTTACAATAGTTAATTTAAAGAACAAATTAAAAGAACTTAAAGACCAAGGATTTGATGGAATAATCTATAAGAACATCACAGAAGATTCAGGATCTATAAGTATTCTTTCTTTTTCTAGTGAAAATGTAAGTGAGTCAGAAGTCTCAAAGGTTCCGGAAGTTGACACACTTGCGAAGGTTGAAGAAGCCTTACAGGGTATTGCAAAGTCACCTGAAGTTAGAGCCTTACTTATCAAGGCACGAATCGCATTCCTTGAAAGAGAAACCAAGAATATAGACATACGGATAGATGCACTCAATACAGAGATTGCTAAGGCTAAAGCGAACAGGAAAAACACCAAAGGGCTTGAGTCAAAGAAGGAAAAGCTCTTAAAGAAGAGTGCAAAAGTAGAGGCAGACTTAGACAATACTTTTATATTGGGATTGGCTAATGATTTAAAATTGAGTAAGAAGGCTGCTCCGTTGAAGGTCAAGGCAGAGAAGGCTGAGAATATAGAAGAACAGAGGGTAAATGAAGCAAAACTTATTTTAGAGGAATTAGGACAGGGTGATGAGCCACAGAATACAACTATTGTAAACGAGGCAGGTGAACAGGTGCCTGTGTTGACACAATCCACAAACCCTGCATTCCTATCCGGCAGGGCTGATCTTGAGGCTGATCCACTTGCTCTTAATGTGGTAGGTCTTAAACAAGGTGGTAAAAAACCTAATCGTAGAAGCAAAAAAGCCGTGATGAATGCAGTCCAAAGAATAATAAATGGGAAGCCAGCGCCTAAAGATAAGGCTCAGGCTGCGCTACATAATAGAATATTAGATCTTATTGAAGACAGGCTTGCAGGTGAACAGCCTCGATTCGTGCCAGGTACCGGTCAAGCTGAAGAGTTTGCGAAGGGCTTTGCGGAGCCTCTTCCTGAAATATTATCTCAGGACGAGAAGATAAAGAATTTATTTGATTCATTAAAGAATAAAGAGTTATTGGCTCAGGAACAGATAGAGCCGGAGGCAATAGTTGAACTGACAGCCGGTAAGGTACAAAAGCTGGAAGAACAGAGCCTCAAGGCACAGGAGAAAGCGCTGAAGAAAGGGTTTACTCAGGGTGCTAAAGCAACTAAAGATAAAATTAAACAGGCGAAGAAGAATCTAAGGGACCTGTTGAACTCAACTTCTCTGCCACCTGAGAGCAAGAACAAGATAATGACATTGGCTAAGATTGATAAGAAGATACAATCTGCCGATGGATTCGTTGGAGCTTTAAAGGAAATCAAAAGTCTAATTAGAACTGAGTTTGAAAGATTAGCATTTAAAGAGCAGAGTACCAGGCTTACTAAATTATTAAGCGCAAAGAGTATTAATCCAAAGGTGGTAAGTGGTGTCCGTAAGGGTAAGTTTACTGCTGATATACAGGAGAGGTTAGAGGAGTTAAGGAGCCTATTAAAGAAAGGGCGCAGAGTCGATCCTGAAACTGGCGAGGCTCTTACAGAGTTTTCTGAAGCGGAAATGGCAGCGCTTGGAGCAGACATTGAAGCATTGGAACAGTTTAATAACTTGGGTGAACTTTATGGTAATAAAAACAGAGCCGTTCCAAATGAAAAAACTGGTATTTCTCCTGCTCAAGCAGAGCTTAACAGTAGACAATTAAAACAGCAGGAAGATGGGATATTCGATCCGCTTGGTAATGCTATCTTAGAGTTCCGAGCTAATCCTAAGAATTTTACAAGCGCACAATTAAAGAAGATTGCAGACGAGGTAGAAGGCTTAATAACTGAAGGAAAGAATGCTGCTAAAGAGCGTGTGAATGGACGTAAGCTGCGGAATGAGGGTTTAGCGTCTAATGCAGCAGATACTATAAGGACTGTTGAGGAGCAGTTGTTGATTGATGACAATGCTTTACAACAGAGGATAATAGATTTTAACAAAAAGATAAATAATCTAAGGCGTTATGCTGCTGAGAACTGGCAGGGACAAGTTGATATAGCCTTTAATCTAAAGGGAGTAGACAACGACCTTATTATAGAAGCTCTTAATATAAGGGAGGAGCTTGCCGAAGCAATAAGACTGCAGAATCAGTTTGGGAATGACTATCGTGACCGTATTAAAAGGTCGATTGGTACTGTAAGCGATATAGTTTACAACAAAAAAATGATAAAAGACCATAAGCGTTTTAATGCCGGCAAATTGTTAATTAAACAAGGCTTTAGGGATGCAAGCGAGGGTGATAAGTTTGTTAATGCAAAAGGTCAACCAGTAGTCCTTAATCTCAGTATAGCTGAGATAAGAAATTATAAGCTGACAGAGCAACAGACCAAATCACATGAAACACTATTTGCTGAGGATGGTAATGCCTTTGTGGAGACAACAGAAGATAAGATAGGAACTCTTGATGAACTGTACCAGCTTTTAGATGAAAACGACTTGGCTATTATAGAGGCAAGGCTTGATATGATGGAAGAGTTATACGATTTACACAATGAAGTATATAGAAAGCTCAATGGTATAAACCTTAAAAGGAATGATGTTGGTGAGGGAAGGTATTTCCCCTGGAGTCGTACAACAGGAGGAAGGGATGTTTTAGGGATTGACAATGACCAGGCTATGAGGGCAACTGTAAACCTGTCTTCACATAAAGCGAGGTCAGCGAATAGGTTTGAATTTAAACCAACAAGTGACGAAGCTGTGATGCAGCGTCATCTATTTGAGGTCAGTCATTATATAGCAACGGCAGATAAGTTGACAAACATAAGGCAGATAATAACTAATACTAAATTAAAAAAAGCCATTGAATCCAAGTTTGGCAAAGGATTGTATAGTCAAATGGCTGAGACAGTAACAGATTTTATAAGGGGAAGAGTCGAAAGGGGTAAGGCTCTTGATAAAGCCATCAACGAAATGAATTCTCGCTTTGCTGCTTCTGTGCTAAGACTCAAACCTATAATAGGAGTTAAGCAGTTGTTATCTATACCTGCATACTTAGAAAAAATGCCGGTTCACGCATTTATAGCAGGGGAGCTTGATTTTATTGTAAAGGCGGTTGACGATCTTGCTCATGGCAGGAAGAACAGGGCTATAGAAATATTAAAAGAGGTTCCGGCTATTGCCAACAGAGCGCCTAACCCTGAAGTAGCGATTGCCAACATAGCACAGGACATTCAGAACATAAAACAATCGTTACAGAGAGGGACTAGATGGAGTAAGCTCATGGATGCCAATATTAAGATAGGTGATATTGGTGCTATCTATGCTGGTGGATGGGCTTTGTATAAGTATTCTCTTAGTCAAGGTAAGACAAAAGCTCAGGCTCTAAAAATAGTACAAGATACCACGCTTGACAGGCAGCAGTCTCAAGCGTTGAATCAGTTGTCACCCTTACAGAGAGGTCACTCTTTGGGTAGGTCTTTGACTGCCTTTTCATCGGCACCGTTGTCATATTTAAGGGCAGAGTTTCAGGCTCTTCGGCAGGGATTTAGGCGTAAGATTTCTCCGTACCAGGCTGGTAGGCAGTTTGCTATTTACCATTTTCTATTGCCTATGATATGGCAATTTGTGGCAGATGGATTTAAGGTTGATAAAGAGCATTTGTGGAGGGCTGCATTTTTAGGAAACCTTAATGCTATTGCTTTAATAGGTGATCTTTTTCAGGCTTTTTATAATATGGCTTTTGAGTTAAAGGCTTTTGACGTTGAGGCTATACCGTTTCTGGCGTTCACAGATGATATGATTAGAGGGATGGGAGATATTATGGAGAGTGGGTTAGAAATAGATAGCGAAGAGTTCTATGATGCTGTTAAAAGATTTGCCTCTGCTTACGGCAAGGTTACTCGCAAGCCAGTACAACAGTTCTTTAATATATATGAAGGCATTAGTGAGATTGCCGATGATGGACTCTCTAAAGAGCCACTTTTACAAACATTAGGAGCGCCTCCGTTAAAAAATTAGAATAGACCTTGACATGATCAATTCATAACTGTATGTATAGGAGAAAATTATGACAATATCAGCAACAATACCCACAAGACACAATTCATCAGGGAATGGATCAGCAACATCATTCTCTTATACCGTGAAGATCGCTGCGTCTTCTGATCTGAAACTGGTACATACCACTTCTGCCGGAGTGGAAACCACACTTGTCAATAATACTGACTATACTGTGAATGGAGCCGGTGATGCAGGAGGTGGAACAGTTGACTTCCCTAAAGGCGGTTCATCGTATAGTACGCTTGCTTCCGGTGAGAAGTTGGCAATCATCTATGCGTATCCGATTGAACAGACTACTGATCTTCCGAATACAGGTAGAATTTTTAATGAAAGTGTTGAGGACCAGCTTGATTATATCACGGTCTTAAATAATCAACATGAAGAAAAGTTTGACCGAGCCGTTTTGTTGACTGAAGGTTCCACGATGACAGGCTTAACCATGCCTGAAGGTGCCGATGCTAATGCTCGTAAGAACAAGGCGATTATTTGGAATGAGGCTGGCAATGACTTTGAACTTGGCTCTTCAATCGGTCTTAACAGGGGTAATTGGGCAACTTCTACTGCTTATAATGCCAGAGACATTATAAAGGATACCAGTAATAATAACATATATTGGTGTAATACTGACCATACATCAAGTGGTTCCCAGCCTATCAGTTCCAATACCGATGTGGCTAAATGGGATTTGATTGTTGATGCAGCAGCAGCGGCTACATCTGCAACTGCGGCAGCAACTTCGGCAACGGCAGCAGCAGCTTCCGCTACGGCAGCAGCAGCTTCTGAAACAGCAGCAGAAACGGCTGAAACCAATGCCGAAACAGCAGAGACTAACGCAGAAACAGCCGAGACTAATGCCGAAACAGCAGAAACTAACGCTGAAACAGCAGAAACCAATGCAGCCAGTTCAGCTACGGCAGCAGCCAGTTCAGCTACTTCAGCAGCTTCATCTGCAACATCAGCAACTTCTTCTGCTTCAACAGCAACAACACAGGCAAGTAACGCATCAACTTCAGCAAGTGCTGCATCTACATCTGCAAGTAATGCAAGTACATCTGCAAGTAATGCAAGTACATCTGCAAGTGCAGCGAGTACATCTGAAACAAATACAACGGCATCAGTAGGTGCTTTGGCATGGAAATATACATTTGACAGTAGTACAACAATGGCTGATCCTGGTGCAGGGGAAATAAGATTTGATAATGCTACCGTAGCTTCAGTTACTAATCTGGCTATGGATGCAACTTCGGCAGATACTGGAAACCCTGATGTATCTGATTTAATTGCAAGCATAGATGATGGCAGTAATGATACGCATGAAGGCTATGTAACTATACGGAAATCTGGCACACCTGCCACCTTTGCCTGTTATAGTGTTACAGGGGCTGTAACGGATAGCACAGGATGGTTGCAAGTA